ATGACGAAATGTGTTGGGGCACAGACGCCAGCCTTGAACTCGTCGATCATTGTGCTCTCGTCTTGGATTTACACCATGAATGGGTCCGTGAAGGATATTACATTACGCCCGAATCAGATAGATTTAAGCGTATAATAGATTCATGGCGAGGTGCTTGTCGTCCTGTTATTCATTACTCACTTAGCCGAGAAGATTTGCTAAATCTACATCCCGCGGATAAACAACCGGATATGGAAGAACTACTAGATTGGGGATACAAGAAACAAAAACTCCGTGCCCACTCGGACTATATGTGGAATACAGCCTGTAATGCGTGGGCTAAAGAGTTTTGGGAATACGCTGATATTATGGTAGAGTCAAAGTGTAAGAACTTGGCGAGCATGAAGCTCTACGAAGAATTTACTTCGCAAGCTTCAACACTTCTGCAACAAGATCCGCTTTCTTTCGACGCTTGTCAAGATCAACACCATGCTCTTTCTTAGCATAGGCTTCTAACTGATCTTTGGTCATTTTGTTAAGATCGGTTTTTGTAACGCCGGTCTTTTTGCGACCACGCTTCTTTTCTTCTTGTTTTTCCTGAACAGGTTCATTTAGTGCAAGTTCAGGATTTGCCTTTTTGCCAGCATCTTTAAACGACTGGTAGTTATTAGGTTCTTGTGAGATAACTGGTGTGTCCGGAACATCACTTCCTAACATTTTTTTTAACCATGTAAACATATAGTCCTCCTTAAGGACACTTATTTAATAAATAGGTTTGTGATAGGAGATTAAAATGGGTCTAAATTGGATTAAATCACGTATTAAAGAAAGAACTTCTTGGGACGGTGCTGGACTAATAGTAATGGGATTATTAGCTATTTTCGCTGCAAATTTAGCAAAAATAGCAGGTGGTATTGCGGTTGCTTACGGTATATGGACAATCTGCAAAAAAGAAAATTAAAATTTGCTTACAGGTAAATCTAATCCTGCAGGCATATCCCATATCTGTTTTTGCTCGATACCTTTCTTTTGTGCAAAACGTTTTGCATCACAATTAGAACAAACATGAAAATAATTATTGCTTGTTCTTTTGTGGTGCATTTTCTTTGGAGTTCTTTCAAACTCGGTGCCACAATTATCACATTTAAAATTATAAACAGTTCTTGTTCTTGAGTACTGATGTTCTTTTCCTAGTTTACTTACCCTGGTGAAAGTATTTGTTTCTAATCTTTTCTTTATAAACATAAAGTATTTACATTAGGCTTTTAAAATCTGTTGATAAATACCATTGAAGCATTTTATCAGGGGCTAATATGGCAAGAAAAATTATTGACATCGGTGAAGTTGGCAACGACGGTACCGGTGATAGCATACGAGATTCATTTCGCAAGGTTAATGAAAATTTTAGAGAATTATACAGTTCACTAGGTCTAGGAGAACGTTTAACATTTATTGGGTTAGATGATACTCCTACAACCTATGCAGGACAAGAAAATGCGATAGTTACCGTAAACCAAACCACTGACGGATTAAAGTTTAAACAAATACTCGGCGGTACTGGTGTAAACATCGATCAAACAACCAATCAAAATCAGATTACAATCAATTCTGAATTTTCTGATGTTGCAGGCGATCCAGCCCCAAACCTAGGCGGTCCTCTAAATGCGTTCAGTGGCGGTATTAGATACCCTATTGCTAACTTACCCGATTTAACAAATGTTTCTGAAACACAGTCCTTGCTTAATCAAATCACAAATGTTCACGGCACAAACGCAGATGATCCTGATAGAATTGGCGTAAACAAAGGTTACGTGGATACAAAAATTTCTTTAGGTGGTGTTGACGGTATAGATCCGGTTACCGGGGAGTCAGATTCTGCATTTGGACGGATGACAGGGCCGTTAATTTTATCTAGAAGTCCAAACGAAGAAGATGATATCTTGTATGATGGCTTGATTGCCGCAACTAAAGATTATGTCGATAACGGCGGATTTGCCAGTGGTGTGAATCTATATGTGGCCACAACTGGCGACGACGAACGAGACGATTTAGGTAAAGAGAAACAAGGACGCAGCCTTCCTTTTGCCTTTAGATCTATAGAAGCTGCTTGTAAGCGGGCTGAAGAAATACTTTTAGAATCAAATTTAGAACTCGGCCCATACAGAAAACTGCTTACATTTAACAACGGTAGAGGTATCTGCCAACTGTCTGATATTGAAACCGCGCCAATTTCTGGCACAGGATTTGCGGGCGAAATCACAATGGCCGTCGATACACTGTCCTTGAATAACATCGGCACAAACTACAGGGTAGGAGACAGAATTACATTTCCAAGCGGCACTGGCGAGTCTGCTGTAATTGAGGTACTTGCTACTGTATCTACCCCAGGTGCAATCAGTGCCTTTAAGATAATTTCATCCGGTTTATACTCGGTACTTCCTGGTTCATCAGATGTTGCAACCGAAACTGACAGCGAGTTCGGAACAGGGGCAACATTCGATATAACATATAAAGTTGCAGATATATCTGTAACAGATGGCGGATCAGGTTACTCATTGGTTTCAGCAAGGGTAGAAGGTGGCGGAGGCACAGGTGCATTCGGTGAAGCGACTGTGGTTGGCGGCGTAATTACTAACATTGAAATTACTGATGCAGGTTCCGGATTCACAACGTTCCCAACATTGGTTGTAAATCTACCAAGATTATTGATTAGAACAGATGGATTCCAAACTGATTTTACAGGTGACACAGATACTGACAGTGTTGCGGCCTTTAGAACAAGAGATATAAGAGAAGGGTTCCTTTTAGAAGGTGTAACTTCCGGAGCAATAGCTCAAATTTTATCGCACAGCGGTGAATTAGACAGCTTCGGTAACGAAATCTTTGATGTTGATATACTCTCGGGTACTTTTGAAATCGGTGAAGAAATTAGATACGGTGACCGAGCACAAGAAACACAAGTCTGTATTTTTGTCGAAGCTGGAATATATGAAGAACATTTTCCATTGCGGGTTCCGCCAAATACAGCAATTATAGGTGACGAATTTAGACGAACTATCGTTCGACCTAGACAAGGAACAAGTTCTTCACCTTGGGCTTTTCAGCGTTTTAGAAGAGACCTTACTATCCCCGAGCCTGATCCAGTAACCGACGGAGACGGATTAGTAACGAGTGGGACCGATTTGGTAATAGGCGAAAGACTTTTCGGTTATCATTATCTACAAGACAGCGCCGCACCGGTTTATCCTAAAATTAGCAATCCTGGAAATTACAACGAGGCTGCAACACTATTAGAACTTAACAGAAAATTCTTACAAGAAGAAACAATTGCGTGGATTAATGAACAAATAGTTGAGGAAACGGCTCCTTTTACAAGTGCCTTTACATATAACAGTGCAAGATGTAAAAAGGATGTAGGATTAATTACTGACGCTGTAATTTTTGACCTTAGATACGGCGAATATAACAGAACAATTTCTGCAGGTTTAAAGTATTATGAAACAGCCAGTGGTAGAATTGCAATTACAGATCAGCTTTCCGAAACACTTGCCGCTATAGACCGTTGGTTTGAATTAGCAGGAAAAGTAATTAATAACGAAGAAATTTTTGATACTTTTTCAACTGAATCACAGGTAATTGATCGTGCGTTTCAATCTGCACCCGAAGCCCCAACCGTCTTGGAAGACCTAACGGATGCTTTGAAAGATGTTATAGACGGAAGTGGCAGTGTGAACTATCCTAAAGAAAACGATGCAATGGATATGTTCTTAATGAACGACGCTGACATCTTAAGAGCAGTAACCGGTCAAGGGCACGGTGGCTTTATGATGGTGTTAGATCCTACCGGGCAGGTATTGGCAAAATCTCCGTACTGTCAAGAATCGGCAAGTTTTTCCAAATCCACTAACGAGTGGACTTTTGCAGGAGGTATGTTTGTTGATGGATTTACAGGAAACCTTCAGTTCCTCCACGATTCAAGCGATAGTACAACAAGAATCAATGTATCTGGTCTTGATAGATTCCCGCAATTGCCAGCATCATTTATTGTAGCAGATACTCGATTCACCATTAACTATGTAAGGAATTTCCAGTACAACAAGGATGGAAGCACAGCTACTTTTGTGCTAGACGAAACTACGCCTTTTGATCTTGCACCTGGTCCCCAGACCTGTACAATAAGTCAGGGCAGTCCGGCAATCATTACGAAAAACGATCACGGACTTACTCCCGGTGTTACTTTGGTGTTTAACGCAACCGGCGGAACATTACCTGCAGGCATAGAAGAAGGCGTAGAGTATTACGTATTAAGTTCTAATATTACACCTAACACTTTCCAAATCGAAGCACTGCCAGGAACAGGACAACCTATTGAAACTACAAGTGCAGGAAGCGGAACTTTTGATTATCAAGTAAAATATGAAGTTCTGATGCCTGGCAACAGAAGTATGCTGTCAAATGACTACACTCAGGTCAACGACATGGGTTTTGGTTTGTTGGCAACAAACGGAGGACTAACAGAAAGTGTCTCCATGTTCACCTATTACAACTATGTTTCTTACTATGCGGTAAATGGTGCACAAATTCGTTCTATAGGAGGTTCATCGGCTCACGGCGTTTATGCATTGGTCGCGGCAGGATCAGATCCTTTAGAAGTTCCTACTCCTACAGAACCATACTATGATTTTGCACAGCGTGTAGATTGTTTTTTTCCTTCCGCAGGTTTTGCGAATGAAAAAGAAGGATTGATTGTTTTTGTAAACAATTATGACTGGGCTCCTTTAGAAAATGGCGAATTGGAAGTTGATCACGGCAACTTTATTGTTAGATATCCGGTAACCTCGGTTAACACAGAAGGCTTACCAGACGGCGTTGCAAGACTTAATCTTACATCAGACACCTCGGGCAACTTCGATGGAATTTTCGAAGTTATTCCGGACGGAACAAAGATGACATATAGATCTAAAGCTACCTTCATCCTAACAGGCGGACTAGAGAATGTTGCGGTTCGCCCGTCTACAGGCCTGGTGCTTAACGAATCGCCAGAAGTTTATCGTGTGTTGCAATTCCAAGCCTACAGCAATGATATAGATGAAGAGTTTATAACTAGAATCGTAACGACCGGTGACCCTGGTGAATTAAGTATATACGTTGAAGTTACTGATATCAGCACTGACTCTACGAGATTCATCTTAACAACTTCTTACAATCATAGATTAAGAGAAGGCGATACATTTGTACCAACCAGTTCCACCAACGGGTTTACAGCAGGAACAACTTACTATGTTGTAGAAGTTCCTGCATACAATCAAATAATTGTTGATACAGATCCGCAAGGCAATGATGGTTTTTCACCTTCTACAGGGACGAGCCTAAGCATCCTAGGACTTGTTCCGCACAAATTAGTGCCTAATTTTACTATTGCGTTCAACACAACAGGAACATTACCGACAGGTCTTGACAATGAAGTATTTTTTGTGTTAGAAGAAGGACTAACAGATACTAAATTCCAAGTTTCACGAGAACGTAACGGAAACCCTGTTGCAATTACAGATGCTGGTAGCGGTGATTTAACCTATTTCCAAACAGGACTTACCAAAACTACCACAAGAGAAAACTATAATTTCAATGATTTAACCTTGTTCCAGCCTAATATTGAGGTTCCAGGAACTAGGACAACGGTTACAATTTCGATTGCCGCTCCTGGGGTGTTTACTACCAGTGGAGCGCACGGATTAAATGTAGGCGATGCAATCCGTTTGTTCACAACAGGCGATCTACCAACAGGGTTAAGCACGGCACAAAATTATTTTGTAAACACAACGCCATCAGCTAACACATTTACAGTATCCAGTGGCTATCCAGGTATAAGCGGGACCGCGGTGGTAGATACGACCGGCACACAAAGCGGCACACACAGTTTTTCATTTGTAAAAGGACGCCCGGGTGACAGAAGTTTTGCTGTTGTGCCAGTAGCCCCACAGGATAGAGATAGAATTCCTGGTTCTAGATTTACATTCCGCGGCGAAGATTACATTATCGAAGAATACCAGTCCGAAGAGGAAACAAATGAAGCCTATGCAATTTTGGTTCTCGATAGAGATCTAGAAGATGGTTTGATTTATTACAGCGGCAGTTATGCTATTCAGAGTGCTGTTCCGATTAGGGATCAAAGAGCGAAAGGAACGCTCACAGTGAGAATTTCTCTAGTTCGTGTAACATCTCACGACTTATTGGAAATTGGTACTGGGTCATACGCTGATACTAACTATCCTAAAGAAATTTATGGTGCAAGCGTTAATGCGTTTGAGGAAGCTAACGAAGTGATCGAACGAGATGTGGGACGAGTGTTCTTTGTAACCACAGACCAGTTTGGTAATTTCAAAGTAGGACCATTCTTTAAGGTTGACCAGGGGACAGGTACTGTTACTTTTGCGGCTGCTATTGCACTTTCCAATCTTGACGGTTTAGGATTCAAGCGTGGTGTGCCGATTTCAGAATTTTCCGTAGATAGCACATTCACAGACAATGCGGTTGATACGGTGCCGACAGAAAATGCTACTAGGGTTTATATCGAAAGAAGATTAGGTATAAGCCATAGTGGTGCTGTAGTTCCAGAAGAAACACTGATTCCAACAGGGTCTGGTGGTTTTATGTCATTAGACGGTCAGCTATCTATGAAAGGTAACATGAATCTAGGTGATAACAAAATCATAACAGTAGCCGACCCAACAAATCCACAGGATGCTGTTAATCTAAGAAGCTTAACCTTTACAAATCTACAAGAATTTACAGGTAATTCAATATCTGCAAACCAACTATTGGTGTTTACAGGTGATGGTAACGAAGCTGTCAACGCCACTATTGTAGGTGATATTGCACTTGACATAGATTCAACGGCAAACACAATTGATGCACAAATTGTTCCTGATACTATCATTGACACTGACGTAAAATTACCTTTGAATAATACAGAGTTCGAAGCAGAGGCAATATTACAAAGCAAGCTTAATATGAATAAGGCTTCTGCTAGAACTGCAGCGGCTGCAGGAACTAATCAAGCAATACAAGCCACACTAGGTGTTGCCAGTTTTGATGATACACAGTTTACAGTTACCGACGGATTTGTTGAATTACAAACCGCCACAGATAACACCACCGGTATAGAGCTGGAAAAAATACAGCATTTTGCTGGAAGGCATGTTATTGCAAATCCTAATGTAAGTGTAGACGGTGCCCAGGCAGTTTCTTATGCAGATGTGGTAAATGTAGGCGGCGCCCTTAAGAAAAATCAATTTACAGGGACTGGTTTCATACGTAGAGATAACACTTCCAGCAATGCTAACGATGTAGACTACAGCATTGTTGAAAGTTCTGCGGCTTATACTGGGGCATCTGACAATAACAAACTGATAAATCGTGACAGCCAAGGCGATTTTGAAGCAAGAGTTGGTAATTTATCAAAACTTAAAATAGATGATTTAGATGCAGTCGATTCTGTGCAGACAGCATCGGGTGGGTATATTCAGCTTTACACTTATACCGGAGCTGGTGGTATTTTCCTATCTGGTGGAAGCTTAGGAACAGATAAGGTAAACCAGTATCGTAATGATCTCCATGAATTCTTAACCCAGGATGGTTCGGACGATGCTCCTATAACCGCAAAAAGTGTTCAAACTTTAGCACTCACCACAGGCGGCAACACAACGGCAGGAACCGTTACCGGTAGATGGAGCTTGACTGGCACATCACCAACCGAATCGAGATTCGAAGCAACTTACTCTGCAGACGTTGCTGAATACTATGAAGGAGATGCAGAATACGAAGTAGGAACTGTGTTGGTATTCGGAGGTGACAAAGAAGTTACTACAACAGTTAGGCACGCCGATCCAAGAGTAGCAGGTGTTGTATCGGCGACTGCTGGTTTTGTTATGTATACATCCTGTCCTGGGCTGAAGAACTGTGTTGCACTAACAGGTCGTGTTCCGTGTAAAGTATTAGGAAAAATTAACAAGGGCGATATAATTGTTACTTCAGAAGTTCCAGGGGTTGGTGTTAAGGCGATCGGTGATGTAAGAGCAGGTACAATTATAGGGAAAGCAATAGAAAACTACGACTCAACAGAAGTCGGGCTAATTGAAGTAGCCGTAGGGAGAACATAATGGCTAAAAAATCCGTATTACCGGGAAATCCTCCATTAATTTGGAGCAACGTAGAAAAAGCATTCGCTAACATCAACTCCAATTTCGACGAATTGTATCTAACTATAGGCGGAGGAAGCGTTGTTGATCTAACCACCTTAGAAAGCAGCATTATACCCGGGTCAACTAATATCTATTCCCTAGGCACAACATCAAAAGCATTTACCTCAATCCATGCAAGCGAATATGAAGCAGAAGGTCCTGGGGAGTTTAATGGATTATATGCAGGTGCGGCACAAATTAAAGGAATCGGAAGCACTATAGATCTTCCTTTGAACAGTACCGTAGACGGCGAGCTCATAATTGATCCTAACAAAACATTCTTTAAAAGTTTTCAAATTGATGACGGAAACCGTATTGTTGCAGATGAATTTGTAGATACAGTAAATTTTTTAAGCGGAACAGCTATTCAAATAACCACAGACTCAGGCGCCGAATCTATTACATTCACAAATACTGGTGTAACAGCACTGGCAGGCGGTTCTGGAATTTCAGTAAGTTCGGCTACAGGTAACATCACCGTAACAAACACTGGGGTTTTAAGTATTACAAATTCAACTAATTTGTCTGCACAAGCACCGTACAGTGTAGGAGCATTAGGCAGATCAGCAGGCACAGGCATAAGGGTCGACACAGCCACAGGCAATCCTGTATTGACAAATATAGGTGTCATTGAAGTACAGGGTGGTTTTGGTATTACCACAAACACTGATCCTGTTACAGGTATAGCAACAATTCAAAACAATGCGCCTGCTCAGCCTGCATTTGGTAGAATTAGATTAGCAGGAGACGGATTTGGCATTAATGATGTTGTCGCAGAAGTTACTACTGATCAATTGGTCATTGACCAAGGTTATGGTATTGTTGTAACCACTACTCCACTTACAGATACAATTAAACTAGAAGTTGATCAAAGAATAGATATTATTGGGTCAGTATTTTCAGATGGCTCTACAATGTTAGTAGATGGCACAAACGGTGTAATACCGGCGGAAAATCTTTTGGGAACCGCTTCTATAAACATAAACGGTGATACTATAGGCTACCACACTGGAGATGTGGAAGGATCTGTCTTTGCCGATGACAGCACGTTATTAGTTGATGCAGTAGACGGAAAAATTGTGGGTAATGTCGAAACCACTTCGGTGTCAGCTGATACTGTTGCTACAAACGGGCTTACTGTGAATGCCCAAGCAAGACTGGGGGAGCACTGGCCATTCACTGACGGGACAGACGACATAGGCAGAGTGGGAAATAGATACGGAAATATCTATGCAAATTCTTTAATAGGTAATGTTGTAGGTAATGTAACTGGTGACTTGATAGGATCTGTTTTTGCTGATGATTCCACCTTATTAGTAAACGGTGTTGACGGAAGTTTAACATACAGTGCTTCAGTACCAAGCGACTGGGACGGAACGGCTCCAACTACTGTAGGCGAAGCCATTGATAGATTAGCCACATTAGTTAAAACACTAAATGCAGGAACAGGAGCGTAATAAATGGCAAAACAAATAGTAAATATCGGAACTTCCGCAAATGATAGAACAGGTGATAGCCTACGCAGTGCTTTTAATAAAATAAACGAAAACTTTACAGAACTCTACACAGAATTAGGAATCAACAGCGATGATGACTTAAATCTAGGGTCATTTGAGTTTACAGGAAGCACACTAACCACCACAGACAGCACTGCCATTGTTATCGATCAAGCCGCAACTATCACGGGCGATTTCACCGTGGGTGGAGATATTGTTCCTAATGTTAACGAAGAACACAATCTAGGAAGTGCCACTCGTAGGTTTAAAGATTTGTATCTAAGTGGTAGCACCATTGACCTAGGCGGAACCACACTAAGCATTGTGGATGGAAATCTACAAATAGGCGGTGTAGATGTTGCGGCTGGTGATATTGATTATAGTGAAATACTGAATACACCCGCTATTCCAAACTTGGGAAACTGGACATTCAGCAGTAGTGTTTTATCTGATGGTAGCACAGGAAATGCTGTTATACAATCCAGTCCCTTTGCAGGTTCAAAACTTATACTTAGAGCTCGAGGCCCGAGCGACCAGGATTGGATTTTTGATCAAGACGGCCACTTAGAGATGCCAGGAACCTTCACAGTCGGCGGTACAGGATTTGTTAACCTAAATAATGATGCACAAGGTGATACATTTTATGGCGGCGTAACAACTGATAAAGCAATATTATTTTTAAAAGGTTCTGACTACTTAGCAGGCAGTGATAACGGTGGCGGAGTCACTATCCAAGGCGGTTCAGCAAGAAACAGTGGCGATAACGGCGATGTAATTATTTCAAGCGGTAATGGAGGATTATCAGGAACCGGTAGTGTTTCTATAATAGCAGATAACGCAGTATCATTAATAGCTACCCAAATTTCAGTCGCTGGGGAATTTACAAATACACTTAACGCAGATATAAGTGGTAGTGTGTTCGCTGATGATAGCACACTATTAGTAGATGGCGTCGATGGCAAAGTTGTAGGTAACTTTATTGGAAACACGATAAATGTTGAAGAAGAATCTGATCTCATAATAAACACAAGCGGCACACAGGAAGACACCAGCCCAGTTGGGATATATAGCAATACATTTAAATTTACCGCTCAGGGTGAATTAATATTTGACAGCGGATTTGGGGAAATTAAAGCCGCCGATGGAGCAATACTACGCATACAGTATCTAGCAAATTCGGAAATTCACTGGGCAACTGCTCCGGAAACTGTGAAAGAAGCATTGGATAGAATAGCAGCCGCAATTTATGCAGTGAATGGAAACACTCCAATATAACGGTAAATACTATACAAAGAGAACACATTATGGCAATTCAAACAATTAACATCGGTAACAGAGTAAATGACGGTCTAGGTGATGACCTCCGCACTGCTTTTGAAAAAGTAAATGCAAACTTTACTGAACTTTCTAATGAGTTAGCCACTACTGGTGAAAATATAGGGAGTACAGGTGCCGGCATATTCAAACAAAGAACAGGCGGTACTTTAGAATTCAAGAACTTAGTAGGCGGAACTAAAATTACTGTACAAGAATTTCCGTCATCCGTTGAAATTAATTCTACACAACCCGATGCATTTACACAGTTTGATACAGATTCCGGCTCAATAAATGCGGCAACACACGAACAATTAACGTTGCAAGGCACCAAAGCACCAGGTTCTTACAGCGGAGTAAAAGACATTGAAGTAACTACTTTAGGATCTAATGTACTATTCAAAACTATACTTCCTGTAACTGAAATATTACAAAATTATGATTTTGGCTTTGTGACAGGCAATTTTGTTAATTCTGTCCAATTTAATACGGCAAACACTAATGTTGATTTTGGTACATTAGAATACGATAGTAGAATTAATCTAGACTGCGGCACAATTTCCTAAGGAGATATAATGGCAATCAGTTGGAAAACGCCAAAAGGAAACCTAGGAACCTACCAAGAACGAGAACTGTTAGACATTTTGTTGGAAGCTGAAAGCGACACCGGCGATGTTCAATTGCAGGTCATTGCTGGTGATTTACCCAATGGATTACGTTTAGAAGGCAATAGGATTTTAGGTAGTCCTACTGAAGTTGCAAAATTAACCAATTCAACATTCGCGGTACGAGCGACAGACGCTGTTGATCTTAAAGATAGAACCTTTTCCATTACGGTTGACGGAGGAGATGTTCCAATCTTTCAAACTCCTGACGGTTTTTTAAATGTAGGAGAAGGAGATCAATATTTTGTTCTAGATAATGCATTAGTTGATTTTCAAATTGAAGCAAGAGACCCAGATTTGAATGCCGGGCAAACAATTGAATTTTATCTTGTGCCTAATTCTGGACAATTGCCCCCAGGCCTGATTCTGTCTGCAGATGGAAAAATTACCGGGTTTACTGATCCAATCCTTGCACTTCCTGATTTGGTGAGTGATTTGGGAGGATATGATGCGAATACCTTTGATACAACTCCTTTAGACATAGGCGGAGTAAACACTAATGGTTTCGACAGTTTCTTTTACGACAGTTTTACATATGATTATAATGAGCCTGCGTTAATACCTAAGCGTTTAAGTCGAATTTATACCTTTAGCATAGGCATAACTGATGGGATATTTGTTGAAACCAGGGTATTTAAAATTTACGTTGTTACAGAAGAGTTTCTTAGGGCGGATAACAACATACTACAGGTAGATACAAATCTATTCCAAGCAGATTCAGACGGTAATCGGGAACCGATTTGGGTTACAGACAGTTATCTTGGTAGGTTTCGAGCCAAGAATTATATTACCTTGTTTTTAGAAGTATACGATCCCCCAACATTGCCCGGTATAACATCTTACTTGTTAGAAACTGTAAATCCAGACGGTACTCCTAGCGTGTTGCCGCCAGGCACAGAATTAGATACAATCACCGGCGAAATTGCAGGCGAAGTTCCATATCAGGATGCGGTGACAACCACCTATCAGTTCACTGTATTGGCTATTAATTTCCCGCAAACATCCACACCTTCATATAATTTACAGGGAGATTGGAGCAACAGTGTTTTTTATCAAGAAGGCGATGCTGTAAAATTTAATGGTGATTTATACATTGCAAATAAAATTAATAGGAATAATCCGCCAGAACAAGGCGAATTTTGGACTCTAGGTTATACTACTACCCCAAAAACGTTTACGGTAGATATTATTGGAGAAATAGAAAGTGCAATTACGTGGATAACACCGAGCGATAGAGGTTCGCTCGCACCTAATGTCCCTAGTAACATTTTCATTAAAGCGACGACAACAGCATACGGCGAACAAGTATTTTACAGTTTAGAATCCGGCAGTTTACCACCAGGATTAGAGTTACTACCATCTGGTATTATTGCCGGAAAAATAAAACAGTTTGCAGATGACGAAGGAGAGGGCCTTACAAGATTTTTTGAAAGGGACTCAAGCACAGAAGACAGTGCTGGAACTATTTCTTTTGATACAACTTTTGATAATTCTAACACTACATTTGACAGAAAATTCGAATTCACTGCAAAAGCCAGAGATTTTGCTGGTCTAGCAGAAACCACAAGAACTTTTACCTTAACGGTTCCTGTAACGCAGAACAGAACATTTGCCAGCCTTTATATAAAAGCATTCCAAAGCAAAGAAAAAAGATTGTATTGGGCAGACTTCATCACTGATGCAATCATATTTAACCCTGATGATTTATACAGATACGGTGACGTAAATTATAGTGTACAAACTGATTTAAAAGTGTTGATTTATGCAGGAATAGAAGCACAGGATGCAGTCGAATATGTACAGGCAATGAGCAGGAATCATTATAGAAAACGACTGCAATTTGGCGAAGTGAAAAAAGCGTTAGCAAAGGACCCTGCAACACAAGAAATTATGTACGAAACTGTTTACGTTGAGATTTTAGACGAATATGAATCGAACGGAAAACAAATTAGCAATGTAATAGAATTACGAAATAATATCAACAGCCCGGTCTTGGTGAGTTATGATGCAATAACTATAGATAGTGACATCCCGTTTGTAAGTGATTCGGATCACCAAAGAATTTTTCCTAATAGCATCGAGAATATGAGAGACAGAATACAAGAGTTGGGGCCGACGGATAGAACATTTCTACCATTATGGATGCGTAGTATACAGGATACAGGAACATTCGAATTAGGCTTTACAAAGGCAGTGGTTTTGTGTTATGCTAAACCTGGTAAGGGAGAAGATATAATTAGGCGTATAAAGGCACAGAATTACGATTTTAAACAACTTAATTTCGAAAGCGATAGATATATCATAGATATTTTAGACGGTGAAAATGAAGATAAATATCTTGCATTTCCACAAATTGGAGAAAAATTACCGTGAGTGACATACAATTTTTAGGGATTAATGAAAATTTCCCTGTAGCAGGTCAGGATAATGACACACAGGTGTTCAGAGATAACTTTGACACAATCAAGCAAAGCCTAAGAACTGCTCAAACAGAAGTTGAAGATTTGCAGGATAATACTGCTAAAACTAATCAAGCAAATGACTTTAATAATAACAAAATCCAACGTGCGACTTTACAAAACACAGCTTTTGCTAAATTCAATGCAGGATCTGTGACCGCTACACCTACCACGATTGATTATGAAAATGGAAATTATCAGATTTACACGGTAGGTGCAGATGTAGGATTTGACTTTTTAAATTTCCCGGGTGACCCGCTATTAGATTTTTCGCAAGCCGGTTTTGGAAAAATTACGCTTGAATTGTACAGCGACGGCGATGCAAGAACTGTTACATTTATTACCTCAGGCGGTACGGTAATAAAGAAAGATCCTAATTTTCCAGCTAATATAACAGTTTCGTCATCAGACGATCCTGTCATTATCGAAATTTGGAGATATAACTCTGAAGTAATTTACATGCATTATCTAGGAGTATTTTCTTAATGCATCACCCGTTTATTGGTGAGCTTAAAGATATGTCAGATTCAGAAGTCGATGACAAGATAAAGGAACTGACATCTAAATATCTTTCTGCGCAAAGATTTAATAACCCAGAGGTCTTGACACAACTTCAAACTTTCCTTACAATATACAGAGAAGAATTAAAAACACGTTCTCTTACACGGAAAATGACCACTGATGACGACGACGATCTCGACCAACTTATCAACATCGACTAATACGCTTGACGATATATTAGAAGGCATAAAATTACACGGTATTGATTATTTAGATCTATGTAAAACAGATGCCGATTTGGATCAGTACAAGAAAAGAATTAACGAAGAATTCTTAAATTATCCTATACCGAAAGAAGTGATTGATCATAAAAACTGGTATGTCCCGACTGAGTATATGTCAATGGATATAGAAAAGCACATCCTTAATTTGTGTAAGACTGACGAAGAAGTACAAAGAGTAAAAAGTGAGATTCAACTTTATCAAAAGCATGATTTTTTAGATGTCTTACGTTGTATGAAATATATAGTAGATACACTACGTGAAAATAATGTTGTTTGGGGAGTTGGTCGTGGATCCAGTGTTGCCAGCTATGTGTTATACTTACTAGGGGTTCATAAAGTGGACAGCATTAAATATAATTTACCGTTAGATGAATTTTTTAAAGGAGAAATTAATGGGTAAAACTTATAGAAGCCTTAGAGGCAAAGAAGTTGATATGGAAAAATTAACACTACAAAACGAATTACAACCTGCCGTGGGAAATATGCGTGTAAATGCACGCGGGGACGAACTAGGACAAGGTGGAGAAATTGTGCGAACCAGGGAAGAAGTATTAAAAGATTATTATGATAAGAACCCACGTTCTGTTCGTGAAGACAAAACCAAATAAAGGAGAATAAATGTCAGTTTACACAATCCAAGGCGAAATTAAAGCCAAGGGAGACGATATCTTAGTGGCCGATATGTACTTCGGCGAGATGAAAACCGCTTCTGGTATTATTATTGCAGAAGATAATGGAAAAACCAGAGGTGTTAAACCCAGGTGGGGCAAAGTTTATTCTGTAGGTCCTGCCCAAACAATGGTTAAAAAAGACGATTGGATCCTTGTAGAGCACGGAAGATGGACACGCAAGATAAAAGTAGATAGCGGAGATGGAGAGTTTGAAATACAAAAAGTCGATCCTCAAGGCATTTTAGGTATTTGGAATGGTGAAGGAGAACCGAATACAAGTTATATCGGACAAGAATACAACGATGGACAAGGTTTCGACGTTGATCCTGGTTTGTTTATGGACAATTAATGTATCTCAAAAAGAAATCCTGGAATATAAGCGATATTAAACGGCAGATAGACCGGATAGCATTAGAATGCAAAAGCCCTTACAATGAGGGCTTTACTTCCTTTGAGCTGAAAAAAGAACTATACGAACTAAAATTTTTTATAGACCAGCAATTAAATTCTTGTCCTGACTTCGCTGGGGAAAAAGAATGGTTGATAGATCTTGAAAAAGAAACTATAATCAATTATCTAAAGAAATAAGGAGACTATATGTCTAATCCGTTTAAGGATCAATCCGATTTTATGACTGCTTGTGATCAAACTGTTGGCATTCCCAATCCAGAACAGGCAGGAATGTACGTTAAACTTATCGTTGAAGAAATGAATGAACTAATGGAAGCAATCGATCAACAAGATGAAATTGAAGTATTAGATGCTCTCATTGATATTCTGGTTGTCACAATCGGCGCAGGGCATAGCATAGGCGCAGACATGGAGGGAGCCTGGAAGGAAGTAATGCGTACTAACTTTGCAAAAATTGATCCAGACACGGGCAAAGTTCGCAAACGTGAAGACGGTAAAGTATTAAAGCCAGAAGGGTGGACTGCTCCTGTATTATCCGACTACGTTTATAAGGAAAATGATCCGAAATGAAAGATCTTTGGGTAGAAAAATACAGACCAAAAACAACAGCTGAGTATGTTTTTAAAGATGATGCTCAACGTAAACAAATTGAGACATGGGTTTCAGATCAAAGTATTCCGCACTTATTGTTCAGCGGGTCTGCCGGTATCGGTAAAACAACCATGGCAAAAGTATTAATCAACGAGCTAGGTATTGAAGAGTTTGATGTTTTAGAAATAAATGCAAGTCGCACAAACTCTGTAGAAGATGTTCGCGATAAAATTACTAATTTTGTACAAATGATTCCATTTGGTCCGTTTAAAGTAGTATTGTTAGACGAGGCTGATTACTTATCTCCAAACGCACAGGCAGCATTGCGTGGTGTAATGGAGGAATATCATAGCACTTCTCGATTCATCCTTACTTGTAATTACCCAAACAGAATTATTCCTGCTATTCACAGTCGGTGTCAAGGTTTTCATATTGAAAGAATTGATCAAACAGAGTTTACAGCCAGGATTGCAACTATTCTTGTAGAAGAAGAAATTGCATTTGATCTAGATACACTAGATAGCTATGTAAAAGTTGCATACCCGGATTTGCGTAAAGCAATTAATATGGTACAACAGAACGTACATAGCAATGAATTGCATGCACCTAATAAAGGCGACGAAGGCGAAGCTGATTGGAAGTTCGACATGGTCGATTTATTCAAAGCAGGTAAAATACAAGAAGCTCGTAAACTGCTATGTGGTAAGATCAGGGCAGAAGAAATGGAAGAAGTGTATCGCTGGTTGTATGATAATCTTGAAATTTTTGGCGAGGATGAAAATCAAGACAGAGCTGTGTTGATTATCAAACAGGGATTGGTTGACCATACGCTGGTCGCAGATCCAGAAATCAATCTTGCGGCAACACTTATTAAACTTGGGAGATTATAATGGCTTACGTAGTTGATGATAAATGTATTATGTGTAAACACACTACCTGCGTTACCGTCTGCCCGGTGGACTGCTTTTACGAAGGTGAAAACATGCTGGTAATCAATCCGGAGGAATGCATTGATTGTGGAGTATGCGAACCTGAATGTCCAGAAGATGCTATCTATGCAACTAACTATGTAGAAGATATGTGGTATCAGCACAATCTATACTTTTCCAAAGAATGGCCTAATATCGCAGACGAAAAAGATCCTATGCCGGAACATGAAAAGTATTCAGCCATAGAAAATAAAATACACCTGTTTAGTAAAAATCCAGGCCAATAAAATAATAGTAAGGGGACAATGTCCCCTTACTTGTTTACTCCTCTCCGTAAATAGCTAGGATTTCTTTAACAGCCTTATGCCGTTCTATGTCACTCACCGTAAAGTGACAAATATCTACATAGCGGTGATTATCAAAGTTGTTATACAACTGTAAAAACTCTAAGAGACCATTGTTACTTGGACGATCGGCCTGCTGTAGATCACCGGTCACGACCATCTTTGACCCTTCACCTAGTCTAGTTAATAACATTTTCATCTGACTAGGTGTGGCATTCTGCATTTCATCAGCGATAACAATCGCATTTTTGAATGTTCTTCCTCGCATGTATGCCAGAGGGCTCGTTTCAATCACCTCCTCTTGAACCATTTTTTCAATTTCCTTGGCATTGTAATTTTCAGCGAATACATCAAATATTGGTTTAGTCCACGGTTCCATCTTTTGATTTAAATCTCCAGGTAAGAATCCGTGTTGTTCATCGACGCTAACTGCGGGTCTTGTAACGACGATTCTATCAACATCTCCGTCCTTAAGCTCGTTTATAGCCCACTGAACCGCGATCATTGTTTTACCTGTACCTGCAGGACCAGTAGCAAATACAATATACTTACTATCGTCACTGAGTTTAAGTAAATACTCCTCTTGGTTTAGATTTTTTGGGTAAATTTGAACACGTTTTTTAGATTTGTGTTGAGAGATGTTTATAACGTTTTGATCTTCGGCAAGATTACTCATCATAGCCTGTTTATTTTTTCGCTTCATATAAAGGTCTGTCCTCCTTAGAAGTGTCGAGTTCGACCTACTTGCAAGTGTTCGAACCCGAACACAAAAGTATTTAACTTGAGAAAACACTAATTATAGTACGTGATAAAAGATTTCGATAAATACTATTGAGGAAAAACCATGGCAGATATTAAAGACATAATCCAAAACGTACAACAAATCTATGATTCAAATAACAGCCTCAATATCTTAAAAGATTTTGAAAGGGTAATTGATGAGCTCGATGTTTATGTTTACGATAACTGGATTGATGGAGAATTAGTAGAAGGACCTAAAGAAACTAGATATTTTATTTCATGCACATTCATGTGGCCGAAAGAACATATGCCTGATCCGAAAGGAGGCATAAAATTAATCAATTATGGATGCAAAGTCGAATGGGCAGAAGATTATGTTGCTAAAGTGAGACAAATAAAAAAGCCAGAAGATATCCGTCCTGGTACAAAAAAAGGAAAAATAGATTACTATCCAGTATGGATGGTGAAAATAACAATGCCTAAAAAATTAATTGCAACCGTAGAGACAGGATACACAGAACTTGACAGAAACAAAATTGAAGACATTGTAAATCAAGTTCCTGTTAAAGCTCCTATACAGCAACCAGAATTAGAAGCAGCAGACGCAGATACAGAGGAAAATGATCTTGGCCTATAAGCAAGTAAACGAAGGTCTACGAAAGTCGGATCTAAAAGATTTAATATATCCAAAATTACAAATTGACACATTTAAAAGTAAAATGGGTGAAGATTCTGATGTATGTGTTGTTACTATGCAGGCCAAAGATAGATCGCCCGCCAAAGACTTAATGGAGTTTATTGAAAAATCATATGATTTTGTACTTGATGCTGATATCAGTGCTGGCGAAAATTCAAGAGGTGAATATAGTATATTCGTTGAAATCGAAAGAACAACAAATCTTGCAGAACAAATTTGCGATATGATGTACGGCATAAAGCAACTTACGGAAATAGATAATTTCGATTTCGTATACTACAAGGACAAAACACAAAGGCCTGTATCAAGAGAAACACTAGAAAATCTAGTACCACAAAATTCGATGCAGTATTACTCTATGCTTAATGAAACCAAAATTAAGGAAGCAGAATCATTTTTCTCCAAAACCTTCATGGATCACCTAGAAATTGACGGGAACCTGCTAAGTATTGTAAGACCTTTTGGGAATAAGATAAACCTAGAAGTAATAGACGAAGGCGAAAAAGAAAAATTGATATCTAATATCAACGAGCCTATCACTGAGAATAGTGAAAGCACAGCAGAGGTTTTTTGGTTGACCAAGGTCTTAGGTGATTACGATATTACTAAATATGGTGATAAATTCCTATTAATAAATGGGAACAACGCAAAACTTGTTAAAAGGGGGATATAATGCGTTTATCAGAAAATTTTACAATGGCTGAATTTACAAAAAGCCAAACAGCAGAGCGTAGAGGTATAGATAACACACCACAAGGCGAGCATCTAGATGCAGCGGTGGCATTATTCGAAAACGTGGTACAGAAAGTTCGTGATCACTTTGGTCCTACTGTGATCAATTCAGGATATCGTTCACCAGAGCTAAACGAAGCCGTAGGTGGTAGTTCACGTTCACAGCACTGCAAAGGCGAAGCGGCTGATATCGAAGTGCCAGGAGTTCCTAATGCAGAACTTGCTGAGTGGATTCGTGATAACCTAGAATTCGATCAGTTAATCCTGGAATTTTACACTCCTGGGATCCCAGATTCGGGTTGGGTCCATGTATCTTATCTAGCAGACGGCGATAATCGCGGCGAATGCCTAACAGCGACTCGTATCGACGGCAAGACAGAATACTCTGTAGGAATTAATGCTTAAAGTCTATGCTGTTTTAATCATAGTAGGAGTACTTGGCACTTTTGCATACGGTGCCAAGTATTACTATGACAGCACACAGGCAACAATCGCAACCCTACGTGAAAACAATGCCAAACTAGAAACAGCCGTCGAAATAAGCGAAGCAAGTATCGAAATGCTTCAGGAAGATATGGCTAAATTCCAAGAATTAAATCAACAATTACAAGCAGACCTACAGGCTGCAGAAGCCTACGGTGACGAGCTTCAAAGTAAATTGAACAGACTAGACCTTGTTCAAGATGCATTACGAGATGCAGAACAATTAGAAGGAAAGATGAATGGCGCTACAGCAAAACTTTGGCGCGGCATCATTGAAGATACTGGCGGTGATCCTAACCGTCCTCTACCTAACTGGTTGCAGCCTAGTGAGCAACCCAGAACCGGAGATCAAAGTGGTAACCAAGGTGGAGAAGACAACAGTACCGACAGTGAGCCGACCCAAGCCAGTCCAGCTCAATGATGTAAGGGTATATGTAGTTAATGAACGCATTCTTGATGACTTCTTGTCAGAGTTCAAAGATCGGCACGGCGAAGTAGCATTTGTTGCTCTATCAATGAAAGACTACGAAAACTTGGCACTCAATATAGCGGATCTTCGTCGTTATATAAATCAACAAACACAGATCATTGTTTATTATGAAGATGCTGTGGATCCTAATGCAGATGACACTGTGGTCTCGGAAACTCCCCTAGAACAATAAATAAACATAGTAGGAGGGCTACTATGTTAGAAATGATAGACAGAATGTTCAGCGATACCCTTTGGATTTGGACCGCCATTGGTGGTTCTATAATCGGTGCCGTTGCATTGGCCTATCTTAAGGACACTAGAGCGGGTATTTGGTTCTACAGTAAGGTAGATCAATATTTAGATTTTCTAGTAGAAAGATACGGATGGACATGGTTGGAACAGCCAACCGATGCTTGGCGTAAGAAATATCCTTATGTCACGAAAAAAATAGACGAGCTCGAAGCTCGTATTGCCGAATTAGAGGAGCGTAAATAATGGCAGAAGACAAAAAAACAATCGACGCGGCAGCTGTCGAAGGAATGGATGCTAATGGCGATGGGCACATTAGCCAAGAAGAAATGGAGATGCACTTGGAGTTTAAGCGCAAAGAACTAGAAGATCAAGATGCACAGCGTGACGCGATTCGCAAGATGGCATGGTTCGCACTGTTCGGACTGTTGTTGTATCCTATTGGTATTTTCCTAACATCCGCATTTGGACTAGACACTGCGGCACAGCTAATTGCTGACATTGCTCCAACATACTTTGCTTCAATTGCCGTGTTGGTATCTGCATTCTTTGGTGCTGATGCTATTGCACAAAAGGGCAAAGGCGGCGGCTCCGCACCTAAGAAATAATTTTCTTATTGACCTAAGGTGCTAAGTAGTTTATATGGACTATTACAGCGCCTTAGGTGTTCCTAGAAACGCTTCCCAAAAAGAAATAAAACAAGCCTACAGAAAATTGGCTAATAAACATCATCCTGATAAAGGCGGTGATGCAAATCATTTCCAAAAAATTTCCGAAGCATACGACACACTGTCCGATCCGCATAAGAAACAGCTATACGATCATGGTCACAACCCTAATCAACAACACTATAGAAGGGGTCCTTTTGAATTTCATTTTGGCGATCCCGGCATGGACGATATGTTTCAAAATTTTGGTTTTGGTTTTAACAATAGGCAGGCAAGGAACAAAAGCTTTAATGTTGCAGTGCAAGTATCTTTAGAAGATGTTCTTAAGGGCAAAAACATTGCGGCAGAAGTTAGTGATGGTTCTGGGAAGACTAGATTAGTTAACATTCAAATACCCCCTGGTATAGCCTCCGGACAGCAAATTAGATATGAAGGTATGGGAGAATCGTCTATTCCTAACATTCCCGCTGGTGATCTAATTGTGGTTATAGATGTTGTAAGGCATAGAAGATTTGAAAGAAAAGGCAATGATATTATAACAAATGCAAAGGTAAATGTATGGGATGCATTGTTAGGAGGCAAGGCTAAAATTGAAACTTTAGACGGTAGAAGTTTAAATATTAATGTACCAAAGGGATCACAGCCAAACACTTTACTGAGCTGTAAAGGCGAAGGATTACCAGATATAAACTCAAAAAAACGGGGCAATTTACTGATAAAATTAGTAATTGAAATACCTAATAATTTATCAGCAAAACAAGAGCAGCTTTTAAAACAGATAAAAAATGAAGTATAGTTTAGGATTACATGCGACACTGTGAACAGAAAGTATATAAGATTGAATTCCTGGAATGGATGATCACTACTTCCTGTAACCTTGCCTGTCCTGGATGCGATCGCTTTATTGAATTTTCTCACAACTGGACAGAGCCGTATGATGCTATTGTAGAAAGAATGGAGCAGTGGAGCAAAATTGTACAGCCAAAAAATCTCACTCTTATAGGCGGCGAGCCGCTTATTCATCCCTACATCTATGATATCATAAGAAAATCTAGACATTATTTTCCCAAAAGCACGATTGAAATAGCAACAAACGGGTTGCTATTGGGGAAGAAAACCCAACTTAAAAAAGTTATGCTAGAGGTAGGCAACTGTAAAATAAATTTATCCTTACACAATAACGATATAAGAGTGCAGGAAAAAATATTTGAACTTGTAAATAAACACTTAATTGACAAAAAATGGAAAAAAATAGATTCTAACAATTGGCAGAAAAATTCGATATCCGTTCATATAACTGAAGTAGAGGATTGGTTTGACTATAGAAGGAACATAGATGGCAAATTAAAACCGTGGCAAGATGGCGATGCTTCTGCAAGTTATGGAGCCTGCGGAGTAGGAATTTTTCCTATTATTTATAACGGTATAATGTATAAATGTCCACCTATATCTATGCTACGAACTCATCTTAAAAAATATAACAGATTAGATGATGTCGACTGGAAGCCTTACTTGCAGTATTCTGGTATTAGTCCGCAGTCTAGCCGAAAACAAATTAAAAGATTTATAAAAAATATAGGGCAACCTCATTGGATATGTGGGATGTGTCCTGCTAATCCTAGGATGGTTCCTCAAAAAGAAGCCTTTATCAAACACTCGATTGATAATCTCTAATAATGTTTGCAAAAAAATTGTAAGTTTCCTTTTCAATTTGTTTAGCATTATCTTTTAGTTTTTCTAGATTATACTCCAGTGTTCTATGATTTTTAAATCTCCAGGCAATTTGTTCTTTTCTGTTTAACGACTCTAGCGTTTCAACAAGTTTTTTTAAACTTTTAAAAAGTCGCATGTATCGGTCGACCGGATCACTTATATTGTCAAAACTATAATCGAACCATTCGGTATATAATTTATACCCTAATTTTTGCAAGGTTCTATTACTGTCTTTTTGCCCGTATATAACAAAAGGCTGGTGAGCTAGGATAGGATAAAAACTTTTTTCACTTAGTTCTCTAGAAGTGCCTCGACAATCCTCAACTAAAGTTTCATTTACTACTTGAAACAGGGTTTGCTGGTGTAGTCTCAAATTAAAATTCTCATCACCATCTATAATTTTAGGCAATGAGTCAATCCATTTCTGCTGACTTTCATATGTTCGATCCTTAAATGGTATAAGGTTATCTTCTACCCTATAAATTTTTTCATTATGACTTATTAATGATCTGTGAGAAATTTCACTTGTGTCAAGATAGTACGCCATACTTGATCTATAATGTCTAGCTAAATTGTTTAAACTGAGAAGATATTTGTTTTGAAATAGTTTATCGACTTGTGTGCGGCTTTTATGTATAGTATTGTTAAGCAACCGCTTCTGTATTTCATTTTGAGCAAAACATCTGCAGAAACAGTGTATTAGGGGTTTATTTTTTTGCTTGCTGTAATATTCAAGATTTTGCATCTCATTTAGATTCATCGTAATATAGATAACTTTTGAATGTGGAATATTTTTAGACTCTATTGCACTGTATATGTCATCGTATAATGGGCCGTCACCGTATATTGTACTAAAACCTTCACGAGACGAGTCTAACACAAGAAACTTACTTCCATTTTTGATTTCATTTTTAAGCTTCTTGGGCAAAGTTAAAAAGTGAGTGAATGTTTCAAGATTTTCAGGACAAAACTCTGCTATAACAAAGTATTGTTTCAAATGATTAGGTATAAATCTCTGAATATTAGCTTTACCATTTTTAACTATTTTATAAACAGGTTGGTTTTTCATCAAAGTATTTAACACTGGACAAAGTTATGAGGCAAAAAGCAAAATTACAACATCAGACCGCAGAAGCTTAAATATAATTTAAATCAAAGGATCACAAACAATTCAAAATGAAGTATAAGTTAGGACAGCACGAATCACTGAGAACAGAAAGTACCGAATGGGTGTTTTCTGTAGACGGTGATAGTGAAAAATTACAGCACGACATGATAAATTGCATGTTAGAGAATAGAGGCATAGGCCTTGCTGCTAACCAAATAGATTTAACCAAACGTGTTTTTGTTATGGGGGCAAAGGATATTATAGGGTTTCCACAGCCGTTTGCACTTTATAATCCACAAATTATAGATCAAAGTTCAAATCTAGTGTTAGACACAGAAGGATGTTTAAGTTTTCCAGGACTCCAACTTACAATTAAAAGACCCGAATGGGTAGTAGTAGAATACAATGACAGTCAAGGAAATACTAAAACCTACAAAGCCGATGGTTATGCAAGTAAATGTGTGCAACATGAAATAGATCACTTAAATGGCATATGTTTTGTTGACATTGTGAGTCCTTTGAAGTTAAAATTAGCTAATAACAAATTAAGGAAAAAATAAATGATTGAGCCAAGTCCAACACTACAGAAAATTTTCGACGAAGCATTAGAATCAGCAAGAGCGAGAAACCACGAGTATATCACATTAGAACATATGGTTTTTGCAATGGTAAATGATGCAGAAGTTTACGATTACCTCAAGGAATATGGTTCATCAATTGATTCATTAGCAAAAAATGTGTTAGACTATTTAGATAATAGTCTTGAAGAAATCAAAAATTTCAATGTAGAAAAACCAAGAAAAACCAACTCAGTAGAGAGAGTGTTGAATCGCTGTTTTACTCAGGCACTTTTTAGCGGTAGAAATCGAATTGAAGTCGAAGATCTTATTCTAAGCATTCTAAACGAAAAAAATAGCATGGCTTCATACTTCCTTACACAGAACGGCATTAAAAAAGATGAGTTTGCAGAACATTTTTCTGACAATCTTGTGGAAGAAGATTTGGATGTCTCAAATGTAGAAAGTTCACGTGGCGTGAAAGGAACTAACAAGGTAATTAAAGAATTTTGTATTAATTTAAGTGAAAAAGCCAAGAATGGTAAAGTGGATCCTGTAATAGGTCGCGATAAAGTAATCGAAGACGTTCAACTCATATTAGCTCGCCGTAATAAAGCAAATGCCTTGCTTGTTGGAGAACCGGGTGTAGGCAAAACTGCTATTGCAGAAGGTCTTGCAAAAGCAATCCATGATGGCGAGGTGCCGACCTTTATAAAAGATCACGAAGTATATTCATTAGATATAGGAAGCTTGATTGCTGGTAGTAAGTATCGAGGCGACTTCGAAGAAAGAACAAAGGCGGTTTTCAAAGCACTTGAAGAAAAAGAAAATGTAATTCTTTTTATCGATGAAGCACACATGATGAACGGCGCAGGTTCTTCTGGTCAAAGCTCGAATGATCTTGCGAACCTATTAAAACCTATTCTCACAAAAGGCATTGTAAAATTAATGGCTTCTACTACCTGGGAGGAATACAGGAAGTACTTTGAAGCTGACAGAGCCTTAATGCGCAGATTTCAGCGTGTGACTGTAGATGAACCGACACCAGAATTAACCGTTGAAATTATGAAAGGTTTGCGCAAGTATTACGAAGATCATCATAATGTAGATATTACAGATGCGGCCATTGAACAAGCAGTGAAGATGTCTGTAAAATACATGCACGACAAAAAATTACCAGACAAAGCCATTGATGTAATTGACTGTGCAAGTGCTAGATATAAACTTAAACGCACTGAGGAGTCTGATGATGTAAGAGAAATTGTTGACATTGAACAGATTAATTTCGAAATGAGTCGTATGGTTAATATTCCTAAAGAAACGGTAAGTCAGTCTGAAAGTTCTCGATTGACTCATCTTGAAGAAAATATGAAGACAAAGGTATACGGGCAGGATACTGCGGTAGACACTGTGTTAGATAAAATTTTTGTTGCGCAGAGTGGCTTCAAAAGTCCCGAGAAGCCGGTAGGAAGTTTTCTATTTTTAGGACCTACAGGGTGTGGTAAAACTGAGACTGCGAAGCAATTAGCAAGCCAGCTGGATATGAATCTTATTCGTTTTGACATGAGCGAATATCAAGAAAAACATTCGGTATCAAAATTAATCGGTTCTCCTCCGGGGTATGTAGGGTATGAGGAAAATGCTGGGCAACTAATTACAGAACTGCAAGAAAAACCAAACAGTGTATTATTGCTTGACGAAATAGAGAAAGCGCACCCAGATGTATCTAATATCCTATTGCAATTCATGGATAATGGCTTTGTGACCGGATCAAACGGAAAACAGGCAGATGGACGAAATACAATTTTAATTATGACCAGTAATTTAGGAGCCGCCGATAACGAGAAAAATTCTATAGGATTCGGTGATCTAGAACAGGATGGTAAGGATGACGAAGCAGTGAATTCATATTTCGCTCCGGAATTTCGTAATCGTCTAGATGCAATTGTAAAATTCAACAAACTTGCAAAGGAAACAATGAAGGATATTGTAAGTAAGTTTGTGAAAGAATTAAACAATCAGGTTAAAGACAAGTATATAGAGATTAGTATTACGGATGATGCATTAGAATACCTTGCAGATAAAGGGTTTGACCCGAAAATGGGTGCTCGTCCCCTGCAGCGTGTAATAGACAAGGAAATAAAATCGCCCCTAAGTCGAGAAGTTTTATTTGGTAAATTAGTTAACGGAGGTAGAGTCCAGGTCATTAAAAGCAAAGATGGTTTAGGATTTAAGTACCTTAAAAAATTAAAAAAACAACGCGAAACCTCAAATGTATAAGTGTGAAGTAAAACCAAAACAGACGCAGAGAAAGTTTTATAACAAGTGGATTTATAAAATAAGTTTATTTCTTCCTGGTTGTCATGTTTTTAGATATAACAGTTTAGAATCAATTATGCATAATCCTGATATTGCTAAACCAAGTTGGAGATATACTATAAACCCAGATACTGGATCTATAAAGCATCTAGCAGATATTTTGCATACAACAAATCACAAGTGGGCAAAAAGGATTGAAACAGATTGTATAGATATATATACCAACGATAAAGATCTTTATGACACAATATACAACGAATTAACGACCTCAGTAAGACATAGATTTGAACCGGATATTGATAATCTAGACTTGTTGGACAAAAAATACACCACAGTTGTAAAAAAACTACCGTTCAATCGTTATAATTATAGAGTTTATCTAAACCCTTTAAAGTGTTCGTTCGATGAAAGAGAAAGCTTTATACGGTGGGTTGACAGTCAAAACGGAAAAATCAAAATGACAAACGCGGTAAAGCACTGGTTTTCGCATGCAATTGTAAATTGGGATCGTAGGTACATACTTATAGAAGATAAAGATGTTTTATTAATGGCAAAATTAAAATGTGCAAAAGCATTGGGCAAAGTTTATACATTCGAAGTTGCTGATAAATAGTTTATGCTTCAAGAAACTCTAAAACTTGCTGAAAATATCAACGCAGAAACAGAAAATTTTGCATACTCAGAAAAAAATAAGGGTGCCGGATATGCAGGTCGGTTAGATACCACAACAACTGTGCAGTACATACTTGATAACTTTTCAGGAGCAATAAAAATCCAAGGTAGTTTAGAATTATATCCAGGCGACGATGATTGGGTAGACATTGAACCAACTCTAATAGACGACGTTAGTTCCGTGTTAAATGATGATTACACCATTTCATTCACAGGCAATTTCCTTTGGTTAAGGGCAGCCTATCAAATTACTAATGGCACAATTAGTTCAATTCGTTATAATTTATAACTGTTCTTTTTAAATAAATACACTATAAATGAACAGGAATACTGTATGCGTGATATTCTAGATAAACTAGATACTATCTTAAATGAAGAAAATTTTTTTAGGGGATCAGAAATTACCCTAGAAGACGATCAAGACTTTCATGAACATTTCGGCTACCTCGGTTTTATCGAGGATGACACTGTATGGGAAGCAGAATATCAAGGACGTAAGGTAAAGCTGAATAAGCCTATGCAAGGTGATGTCAAAAAGTTCAAAGTATATGTTAAAAATCCAAAAGGTAATGTAGTAAAAGTTAATTTTGGATCAAAAGATCACAGAATTAAAAAATCGAATAAAGGAGCCAGGAAGAGTTTTCGTGCTAGACACAACTGTGAAAATCCAGGCCCAAAGCACAAAGCACGTTATTGGTCGTGTCGTAAATGGTGATACTATGTTATTAAGAGAAATGTTTTCGCCAATGGGCGGTAAAAAAGAAGCAGAACAGCAAGTTGATTGGATAGGAGATTTGAAGTTTTTTATAGATAATGAAGACCGACTTCTTAAGACAGAAATGTTTCCTGCTGTAAAACGGCACATGCAAAATGTGAACGATCCAAACGCCTATCAAATTTATATTACACCAATTAAAAAATGCTTGCGAGCATATCGTGCTAAATTTAATCTTGATAATCTTAAGACAAAATTCCCAAAAGAAGATATTACAAATCTTGCCAAACAAATAGCCGAAGAACAAAAGCATCATATTACCAACGGAGACTATGATGCGCATCGGTAGTCTGTTTGAAAACACTGCCAATAAGGTAGTTGCAATAATGCCTGGGGGATTCCATCCTTTCCATCCCGGTCACAAGAGTTTATACGATTGGGCTGTAGGGGAGTTTGGCAAAGACAATGTATATGTTGCAGCTACAAATGATACTAAAGAAAGACCTTTTCCTTTTGAAGTAAAAAAGAAACTTGCTGCTATGGCAGGCGTTCCTGAAAGTAACTTTATACAAGTGAATACGGCTCCGTTTAATGCAAGAGCATATACTGATTTAATAGATAGTGATACTGCATTGGTATTCGTTAGGAGTGAAAAAGAACGAAATGTAACTCCTTTACCTGATCAAATGAAAATAGACAAAGCCACAAAAAAACCTGGTAACGAACCTAGATATTATAGAAGTTATACAGGCAAAGATCTAAACACAGCGGACGAAATGGGCTATATTGCATATGGTCCTACCATCAACTTTGATTTTAAAGGATTAGATATTAAAAGTGCCAGTGAAATTAGAGCAAACTGGCCTAAAATGTCAGATGAAGAAAAACTGGATGCTGCTGCTCAAATGTACGGTAGTGGTGCAGAAGAGGCAGTTAATTTATTAAATCGAGCACTAGGTGTTAAAGAACCAGAGATGGCAGAAGTTGCTGAACCAGAACAAACTAAAAATAAAAGAGATTTACTAAACAAAAGTTTAAGAGCAAAAGGGCACCAAGTTGTGCCGAATAAAAAAGGATACAATCGCAAAAAGGAACGACAAATGAAATTCGAAGATATACACAACGAGTCAGACAGTTATTATGATGACGTAAATCCGAAAGTTGTAGAGCTGGGGCGCAGGTTGATGAAGGCAGCCGAAACCGCAGACCCAGAGGACAGCAAAATGTTCTCGCTCGTAGGCGGTATGCTTTCTAATCATGACGGGAACGATCAAAGATTATTAAACAAACTAAAAAAGCATGGTATAAATGTTGACAAATTATTAGAATTGATGAAATTTGCCGACGAAGAATTGCCTCCTTTTAGCACCAGCGATGTACCAGATCCAGTTTCAAGTAAGGACGACGATGAAGAAGAAAGAAATGAATCACGCAGAAACACTACTATCAGTCAGGAAGAATATGGCCAAAAACATGTTCGATCAACTGAAAAGACAATCGGGCAAAGTAAGTCCACCGCAGAAGAAGTAAATCCACCAGGTGCTTCTGCTTCAAAGCACGGCGGCAATGTGTTAAGCACACTGGAGCGTATCATCGACAAAAAGCAGGCAATGCCTGTAAGTTTCCAGGACGGTAAAGGCAAGGTTGATATGTTCACCGCAAGTGCTATCATGCAGGTATATGATGCGGTCAATGACGACAACAAGAGAAAGATGAAAGATGCTCTCAGCACCAAGGCTGGCTTTATGAAAATGGCTAAGTTTGCCATGGGCAAGATCGGCGAAGGATTGGATGAAGACAGCAAGTTTGACAGAAACTTTTCAAAACGAATAGGTTATACCGTCAGAGGTGGCGCGGCCAGCGACATGATGAAGAAGCAAGCGGCACAAGCACAAGCTAACAATCCAGATGCTGGCACAGGGCTTGGTCCAAGTGTATTAAACATACCAAAAGCTCGCAAGAAAGCCAAAGAAAAAGGCGTCAGGGCACCAGGTAGCCTGCGTGCAAGTCCAAACACACGCGATCCAAAACGACTGCCAGAAAGCCGTTGTGATGAGTGCGGCTTGCCTAGATTTATAGCACTGCCTGAAGACATACAAGAAAAGTATGAAGCGATTGAAGAAGGCAAGAAAAAAGGCGTTGACGGCAAAGTGTGCTGGAAAGGCTACAAGCGTATGGGCACCAAAATGAAAGGTGGCAAGCGTGTAGACAACTGCGTCAAGATGACTGCTAAAGAAAAGAACAAGTAAGGTGATACAATGCAACCAACCCTGCAAGACTTAATCGCAAGAATGACGGAGATTGACGAGGCAGAAGAAAACGCCTGCCCTCTGCCCACACAGGATCTAGAACTTAACACCAAAAATCGCAATGAAGCGATTCGCG